TGGGTTTTGGGTTTATAGCGTTATGGGAATCCACAACCAGAGTGCTTGAGACATTAAAATCGCCCCAAGAATACCAACACCAATACTTGCTTTGTACATTCTAGGATTTACTGCTAGAATTGATGCGGTTAATAATACGATGGCGATTTGTAATAAACTACCAGCGTATGTGTAAAACGGACTACGCGATTTAGCAACAGTACGCTCGCCTTCTAACTTACGAGCTTTAGCTGCCAATTCTTTTTTACCTTCACCAGTTGATGGATCAGATTCATAACGATCAATTTTCTTCTGCAAGAACTCAGCCTTCTTAGTGTCCTTACGGAAATTTGCATCATCTAAAGACTGCTCAGCCAAAGTCTGTTTAATGGCTTTAGCCTGATAGAATGCCCATGTGTTGTTGGCTTCAATCGTATTGTTTAGAATTTTACTTGAGTTTGAACCACCAACCAATGTGTTGATTGCAAGTAATGCTGCTAAGATACAGATTACAAGACCAGCTTTGTCCTTGATTTGCGCTTCTCTCTCAGAACGAGAAAGTGGTTTTACTTCCTTGATTTCTTCTGCCATTTTCAATCCTTTTTATTTTATTTATTATTTTGGATTTCTTCGACTTCAGTTTCAATGGTCTTTATGCCAGTTGTAAATACATCTTTCGCTTTAGATAAAAAGTTTCTAGCCTTACTTGAAGAAAGTTCTTCTTTTTTGCTATCGACTCTATCGTATAAAACTGCTTCCCAATCTTTAGACTCATCAACCTTAATGTCTAAATCTTCTTCTGCATGTTCTTCAACATTTGGTGTTATATGAGTTTCCTCATCTACAACAATTTCATCACCAACTGATATACTAATTGTTTTGGTTGGTTCTAGAACTGGTTGTGGTTCTGGAACTTCTGGTAAAGTTCCTTCATCAATAACAACTGGTTTCTTGTCTTGTCTTTGTTGCCAGTTTGCGGCAATCAACAATAGAACGGCAAGTGGATCGAATACTGAAACGATCATGATGATAACCCATCGAACAGCCTTTTCTAAGACATCGCTCTCTGCGTTATCACCATAGATTAACGCTGCTATGTACTTGATCGGTCCAACTTCTGCTTCGACTTTTCTGACTTCGCTGGCGATTGGCGCTCTTTCTTCGTTGTAGCTGGCGATTTTGGTTTGCGAGTCGGAGATTTCTTTGAAGATTCTTTGACGGTCTTTTTGCTGCCCTTTTCTGATGGCAATGGCTCGCTCGGCTCCTTTATCGTCTGAGGTTCTTCCGATGGTTTGATCAACTTGCTGATCGAGTTGAGTAATTTCTTTACGGCTCGCATTTATATTTTCCTTTTCTGTTTTAATTTTTTCATCAATTAAAGCAAGTTTTGCTGCTACATCACCGCTCGGAATGTTCTGATCTAAATGCGCTTTAGACAAGTAACCAAAAATTCCCATCGATGTTAACATCATAAGAATAACCAATGCCACAGTGAAATAAGATCGCATCATAAATGGAATTTCCTTCCAGTTACGATAGATCCATGATGCTACTACTAACTTTGACGCTTCAAGTAAAGTACCCATGATGAAAATTGGGATTGCTGATGCTGCGAAAATAGCAACCAATCCCATGACTGAATAGTACGCAGCACAGGCAGATAAACCTAGTGCTGATGCGAATAATAGATACGTCATAACTTACCTTTGATATGTGAACCATGGACTCTAATGGATATTTGTCCATTATAATAGTCGTCTGATTCCAATACTCTCCTTACAAATTGTTCTCTTGCCTCAATATAAGAACACTCAGCTTTAGACTTGCAATAAAAAAGAATCTCGCGAGCAAAGTTGTCTTTACCCAGAGACTCTACATCTTTATTTAGTTCTACACTTGACCCATAGTAGTCACGCCAGTCTGAGTCAATTTTTGTACGGATTTTCTTTTTCTTTTTAGTTCCGTTCTTAAGTTTAACAGTCTTGTAGGTAGTCTTGCTGAACTTGGCCAGCTTCTTACCAACATACATACGACTGGTGGCTTTGTTCGTAATTAAATAAACAAAGCCAACGCAGTCTTCAGGAAGTTCTTCAACGATTAGATTATTAAATGTCCACATAGTGGACTATTTATTAACCGTCCCAGCCTTCACTCTTCTTCATCAAACTTTTCCTCTTCGTAAATGTCTGCTGAACAAACTGGACAATAGACGATATCCTCTAAGTGAGTATCATCCCCTTTAATCATAATCTTACCATGTGCGCCACATTCTTCGCACTCGAAATGCTTGGTAGTCATTAAGCTGCTTTCCCCCATACGTCGTTCCACGAACCAGACAAAGCACCTTTCGCATAATCAGTAACACGGTTCTCGAAGAAGTTGCCATGTACTGGCGCATTAATCATCTCCTCGACCCATGGTAGTGGATTCTTTTTAACTTTGAAAATACCCTTCATACCTAATGAGATTAGGCGACGGTCTGCGATATAACGAATATACTGCTTTACATCAGCAGCAGAAAGTTCTCTCATATCACCATTGGCATAGCAAAGGTCAATGAACTTATCTTCTAACTCCACCATCTTCTCAGCGATGGTGTAGATTTTACCCTTTAACTCGTCGTTCCAGATTTCATTATTTTCTTTAATGAACTCCTTGAACAACTTGATCATATTCTCAGCATGCATTGTTTCATCAACAATTGACCATGTGACAATCTGACCCATTCCCTTCATGATGCCATGACGAGGAAAATTGAGCAACATAATAAAAGAACTAAACAACTGCATACCCTCGGTAAAAGCAGAGAATACAGCGATGTGCCTTGCAGTCGATTCAAGAGTGCCGTTCTTCGAACTGATTTCGGTAACATAATCGTGCTTATCCTTCATTTCTTGATATTCTAGAAACTCATTATAAGTTGACTCTGGCATACCGAGAGTTTCAATCAGATGCGAGTAAGCAGCAATATGTAAACCTTCACGTGCAGCGAAACCAAGAAGCATCATGCGAACTTCTGGTTGCGGGAAGTAAGGAAGGTAGTTCTTCACATATCCACCAGCAACGTCAATGTCACCCTGAGTAAAGAAACGGAAGATGTTAGTAAGGAATTCTTTTTCTTCCTTTGTAAGTTTACGCTTCCAATCCTTTACGTCCTCAGCCATTGGCACTTCAGTGTGAAGCCAATGAGCCTGTTCATGCTTCAACCATGCATCATATGCCCATGCGTAGTTGAATGGTTTGAAGTATGTTCGTTCGTCGGTTAATCTATGTTTTGTTTTTGTAATCATCTTATCCCTCACAAGCCAAGCATGCGTCAGCGTCGCCTGTCAATGCTGTTAAATCAATTTCTTTAATAACTTCACGCTCAATACGTTTGGCAACTTTATCTGCCTTGGCAATCTTATCTGAGCGGCAATAGTACATTGTCTTCAGTCCCTGTTTCCATGCCTGAAAGTGAACCGCATGGATATATTTAATATGACTGTCAGGACGGAAAAACACATTGAGTGATTGAGCTTGGTCTACATATACCTGCCTGTCTGCGGCATGTTGGACGACCCAACGCTGGTCAATTTCCATAGACGTTTTGAAGCAATCTTTCGCCCAGTCTCCCATCCAATCCAAGTGTTGAACTGAACCATCGTTCGCAATAATCGAACTCCAAGTGTCTTCATACCAACCGTCCTTATGATTCTCAGCCTCCTGCTTAATCAACTTATCGAGATAGCGATTCTTGTTTAGGTGTGAACCTGAGAGAGTATCTTGACGATACGCATTGGCACGATAAGGTTCAATAGAAGGAGAGGTATTGCCCATGAGAATGGAACTTGATGCGTTTGGAGCCACCGCCATTAAATGGGAAAATCTATTCCCAGCCCAATCAGGTTTTGTTATTTTCTTTACTTTCATTTTTATATTCCTAACAATTCTTTGATCAAAGTTTTCTTATCTTCAACACACATACCAACCACAAAATGTTGTTCAATCCTACCGGCAATAATCATACCAGGTCCAGACATTTTTGGTGCGTCATATTCGTAAGCAATGTCCATACATTCCTTCACGATCAACTCGGCGAACTTTTTCTCAACCGCAATATCTCCAAGAATTTGAATATCGGTGTGACTTAGGTTGTCAAAATCAATATGACTTGTATCAGCCTCGGCAACTGCTCTGCGTTTTAGTTCTTCAAATCGTTCGTTCATATATTCCCCAATCCTATTCTTGAATAACCCAACTTGGATTTAATCTCTTTATGGTCTTTGTTCTTCTCTGGTTTCCACGCTCTTGGATCAACAGTTTCGCCTGTGAGTTCATAGCGGAAGTCTGGGTCATAAACCATGTAGCCAAGTTTGTTCCATTTGATCACCCCATCATCAAAAACAAAGATACAACCACGGCACATACAGAAACTGGCACCATTGTCACTCATCACATTGCCATTGACTGTACCAACATACTTGACCACATTACCTTTGTGCATTTCTCTAACAGCTTCGTGATAGTCAATCATATCTTCTTTCTCAAATTAGCATTCTTAGTTGCGACTTCTTTATTCTTCATAGGATTGTTTTCGCTAAATCCACAACGACCACGAACCCAACCTTCTGGAATTTCAGTGTTTGGTGGTAACTTCTTATTAGTAGTTCCATCGTTGATCCACTTCCATCCATCCATCTTTGGTGGGGTCAGACCACCATTCTTGTACTTCGCTTTGAACTCATCACCAGTAATACCTTTATTCCAAGCAGTTCTTCCAATGTTCCATTTACCCATATAAGGTGCCAGAGTTTTCTTGACGACCTCAAAGTGTTTAGAAGTCAGAACATCAAATCGTTTAGCGTTCTTTCTAGAAACACGAACCATGGAAGAAAATGCGAAGATTAACTTTTGGTTATCTGGGTGTATCTTACACAATA